ATACGGCACGCCCGCGAGTCCTTGCGCGCGCATCTGTATCAGCGTGAAGTAAAAGCCGGTCATGCTTACCACGACTCCGGACGCTTGCGCCTCTTGGTACATGGCTTGTGCTTCTGTATCCGTGCCGGCTTGCGCCTTGGCGCTTGCCCAGTCCGCGCGTAGCTTAGTAAAGTCTCTCATATATGTTTTTTCATTGTCATGACTCCTTGCTTGGTCTAGCTGTGGTCAATATAATGGTGTTTTATAATGTAATTATAATGTTATTTGTCAAGGGTCGACGGTTGACAAAAAGCTGATAATGTGTCGATATGCCTATCATTTGAATGGCGTATCGAGTGCTACGGAGTATACATTGTGTGTGTGGAGTGTCAACGCGTGATACGCTATATGACACATTTCTGTGTGTTTGTCAATAGTTTTTGACGTAGTTAAGCCATGAAAAGGGCAAAGTCGTATGGTGTTTTTATAGGGGTATATAACTGTTTAATCTTTTTAGAAAATAATATTATATATATATATATATAAAGAGTGTTATACCCCCTTTTTTCACCTATATGGACATACTCAAAATATGTTGTATCATATTTGGGATCTTGCCGGTATTTTTAGGCACTGTTACACAGTAGACGTGATAGTGTCGATAGCTTGACAATTCCGCGCTTTATGGCGTAAATGGTTGTTAGAGGGGTGCTCGTGGGGTGGGGCGTGGTGTGTGGGGGGCTTATTCCCTCCCATTCGCACCACCTGCCCCGCCACGCCACGCAATCCGCAAAGAGGACTAAGGGTACGTGTACCACTATCCGCGAGCCTTACAGAGGCTTATAGAGCCTTTTATCTTATGTCGCACAATATAAATTGTGCGACATGTTGCCTATTTTATGGCTCTATATCTAAAATCATCGCGCATGCTTCATAAAATCCGCTATCTATTGGACGTGGTGGGGTGGGGGGTGGGGGTGTTTTTTGATTAGCATACCCCACACCATAGAGAGGGGTATGTCTTCTAATAAACTTGAGTCCCCCCACCCCCCCAACTATCCACAAAACACTTATCCACACCACTATCCATACAATGAAATCAATGTGGTATTATCTTTGAATGGACACACCCCCCACCCCTAAAAATGAATCGCCTTTCAAACAGGAAGAATCTATAAAGTTTGAAAAAGATTTTTCAAAAATTAAAATTTCAAAACCTAAGAAGACATCTATATTACCGTCACACAGAGCAATATTTAAGAATTATGAAGAGCAGGGGTTCCGGTTACTCGGGAAGGCAATCCGTAGAACAGGGGTGTACTCGGAGGAGGTGGCGAAACACACGGAGAAGATAAAGGACACAAAGTCATGGAAAGCATTGATGGCGGAATATATGCCGGAGGAATTTCTCGCACAACGCCATTCTGAACTGCTGGACAAACGAGTATATCGGGTGATCCGAGACCCTGATGACCCTAAAAAAACCATCGAGGTTGACGATGGACCGGAAACGGCGGCGGTGACAAGGGCGCTGGAGCTGGCTTATAAATTACGGGGTTCATTTTCGAAGAACGATGGAGAGAAACCATCGACAGTGATGTATAATCTGTTCTACAAGCCCGAGGTGCGGGAACATATGAAAACCTTCGAAGATGGTCTTAAGAAGAGTCTCTACAATGAAATCAATAAAAGAAATATTCAAGACGCTGACGACGAAGCAGAGCGCACCACCTCACATGTCCCAAGCGGGACTGATGGCGGAACTGAAGAGGTTACTAGCTAACCACGACCCACAACAGGATTCACCAGCAGAGAAAGGGGCCTTCTTTTCTGAAGGTACCGAAGATGAACACGAAGCCTTCGACCGTGAAGAGAATAAAGGATGGAAAGACTTTATGAGGAAGGTATTTAATTTATAACTTAATTTATGCAACCACTAAACACAAAATTACTCGTCAAACCAATCGTGCCGGTTGATATCCACAAGGATAAGATCCCGGCGACACTAGAGGCGCAAGTGGTGGCGGTAGGAAGAGAGGTGAAGGAGGTGAAAAAAGGTCAGATAGTGCTGTTTTCTCCATTCGGGTTCGACGAGGTGATGGAAAACGACGTAAAACTGATCGTAATCGACGAATCACTGATACTCGCCACGAAAGTATAACCATGAATCCTGTCCAAAAGCTCAAGGACCGGTACGACTCTGCTCGTAGACTCCGCGAGGAGCGCGAGGAGCGCGAGCGTCCGTTCAAGGATCGGGTGGCACTCATCATGGATGCACCGAGATTTGTCACAACAGATTTTTGGTGCAACACATGCCAGAGGGACTGCCGGGGAACTGGGTACCGGCAGGCCTCAACTGTCCGTCCAGAATGCCCCACAGCGTGGTTTATCGCGTATTGCCCTAGGGGACATCGGATGATACGCAGAATAACGGATAAGTCCACGGATCCGTACTACGAACTTTCCTTCCTAGTACAACGGCAGCGTTTTGACCTAAGGGACGCGATTCTCACGCCAGAGGACCCACGGTTCAAGATCCTTTACCCAAAACAGTACGCAGAACTTTTCAAAAAAGATGGAAGACAAAAAACCAATAATTAAACCAGAAGACTTGTCTATCCTCGCGTGGATATTTGAGAATCATGTGGTGAGTGAGAAAGGCGAGATGCTTGATTTTGCTGACCGCCCTTTTCTTATAGATATCCTCACGGACTGGTCACAGGATATCGTCATCAAGAAGTGCGCGCAGATTGGAGGCTCTGTTAGTTTCAACCTCAAAGCACTCTACGGAATCATAAAATTTGGATGGAATATTTTATATTGTGTTGATGAAGAAACTGAGTTGTTGTCTTTTGATGGATGGAAAAAATACAACGAGATAAAGGTTGGGGAAAAAATACTCACTCTCAATCCCATTACTGGTAAAAGTGAATACAAACCAATTAAGGAAATATTCCTAAGAGATGGAATCTTTGATATGGTGAGCATGGAATCAAGACAGTTTTCCGCGCTGACAACTCCTAACCATAGGTGGTTAGTCAACGAAAGGACGATGAATAAGGTTGATAAATCTAAATTTGTCTTTAAGGAGACAAGCGAACTAAAGTGTGGAAAGACTAAACTCATTCCAAAGGCAGTAGGATTTGATAATAAAAACAAGAGTGATGATTCAATGGCTGAATTACTCGGGTGGATTTTTGCTGAAGGATATTATCCTTATCCTAAAAATAAGAAGATAACCCGTATTCAAATAACACAATCACAAAAACATAACCCTCAATATGTCGTACTAATAGAAGATTTACTACAATCACTGGCAATTCCATATAAAAAATACATTTCTCGTGATGGTGAAATGGTTAATTTTATGACCAAGGGTGTAGTCTCATCTGAAATTCGTAAGAGATTCCCGAAAAAAGAACCTACAAGTGAGTGGATCAACTCTTTATCTAAGTCTTCACTTAGAGCATTTATCACTGCGATGGTTCGCGGAGATGGCTGTTGGACTAAGGGTGGATACTTTCGGCTGACTCAGAAGAGCAAAAAGACCGTTGATGTTTTCTGTCATGCACTAGTGTTATTGGGGATTCCGTTCTCTGTAAGGAGGCACAAAATGGGATGGTACACGGTTAGCGAAATGAATAATAGTTCAATTTATGCGGATGAGCTTACTTATAAAGATAAAAAATATAAGGGAAATATTTGGTGCCCAAGGACAGAGAACGGAACCTTTATGGCTAGAAGGAATGGCTCTGTGTATTGGACTGGAAATACGTTCCCTACCGACAGCGACGTCCAAGAGTTCGTATCGTCAAAGACAAACAAAATAATTGCAGCAAATCCACAGGTGTTTGCTGGTATGGATACGGACAATATCGAACGAAAGGAGCTTAACGGACGTTTCATGTTCTTCAAAGGGACAGTCTCAAAGACAGCGGCCATTATGACCACCGCTGACCTTTTGATCCACGACGAAGCCTCACGTTCTGACCAAAGCGTACTAGATACCATGAAGTCAAGGACAAAAGCGTCCAAGTATAAAGGGCGCTGGTTGTTCTCAAACCCGACAACTGAAAAGGACGCGATTGATATCGCGTGGAATCAATCGGACAAAAAAGAGTGGATGATCACGTGCCACAACCCTGAGTGTCAGGTAGAGCAGACACTCTCATGGCCGGAGAGTATTGATAAGGACAAGAAGATTTTTCAATGCAAGGAGTGTAAAACCAAGGTATTTAAGGCTGATCGTAGGATGGGGCGTTGGGTTGCACAGGCTCCGGGCAAGAGCATATCGGGGTACCACATCTCACTTTTGATGGCACCGTGGGTCGATGCGGCTGAAATTATAAAGGACAGCGAGGGTGACCAAGAGTACTTCTACAACTTCGTACTGGGTGAACCATACTCACCGGGCGACATCCGCGTGTCACGGTCAACCATATTGGACAATTGGACACCGCGTAATCTCGAGACCGGTAATTGGTACCTCGGGGTAGACGTTGGAAACATAAAGCACTACGTATTGGGGAGTGAGCTTGGGCCAACGAAGATTGGTCGCTTTACTAAGTGGGCCGACCTCGATGACATGATGAAGATGTATAAACCGAAACTGGTGATCGATGCTATGCCTGACAACACCATGTCCAAGTATTACGTGGAGAACTACCGGAATGCGCTGATGAGCTTCTTCCAGGAGAACAAAAATAATCCGAAGACAATTGTATGGTGGGGTGAGGGGGACAGGGAGGGGATTGTGTACAGCAACCGTAACCGCATCCTCGACCAGCTGATAGACGAAATTTTGAACGCGAAGATATTATTTGGGTTGAGCTCGGACTCTGAGATCAAGAATTACTTGAAGCATTGGGAGACATTACGTAGAATTAAACAGGTGGATAACAAGGGGATAGAGTCATATTGTTTTATAGCTGGGACAAAAATTACTACAGAATATGGAGATAAAAATATTGAAGAAATAAAAGAAGGAGATAGAGTTTTGACAAGGGATGGTTTTAAAAGAGTGCATGCCACAATGAATAGGGTCACAGATGTTATTACTAAGGGAAATCTACGTGGAACAGCAGATCATCCTGTTTTCACGAATAAGGGTGTGCAACCATTACTCTCTATTCCTTTATATGATCATATATATACATGGCAAGCGAAATCATTATATACAATAGTATTAAGTTTTATAGATACCCTCTGTCAAAAAGTAGCACAGATCGTAATTATTTTAGACCGTCCTCAACATATAGGGCTATGGGGATTAAAAGGTTACATCAGGAAGTTTACAAGGATAATTTTGGAGAAATCCCAAAGGGTTTTATTGTTCACCATAAAGACCATAATACATCTAATAATTCGCCAAGTAACTTGGTCCTCTTATCTACAAAAGAACACTACAAGCACCACTTTGAAATCTACACCAAAGACCCTTCGTGGGCAAAAAATAGATTTACTAAAACAAAAGAAAAACTTTTTTCAGGACGTGATGAGTGGAAAAAAACCGCAGTGGCTAAAGAGTTTTTTAAAGAACACGGGAAAGATAACTTCTTTAACAAAGAACCCATATCCTTTGTTTGTAAGGAGTGTGGAAAAGAGTGCACCACTCGACACAAAAGAGGAGGAAAATATTGTAGCGAAAAGTGTGGAAACAAATGGTATAACCGACAATACAACGCAAAAAGAAAGGGTGTATAATTTAACAGTTGAAGACACTCCTGAATATTTTGCAAACGGTGTTTTGGTCCATAATTGCTGGGATTCTACAACCGGTGAGGATCATTACGTTTTCGCTTCACTGTACTACTATTTGGCTACGCTTGGCGGTTTTGGGGTGGGGTCGTATATGCCAGAAGCTTTACGCGGAACAGATTCGAAGATGCTTATTGGTAAGGATAATATTATGGGTGACTTGGGTGCAATATTAGCAGAGAATAATGGATGGCCAGCTGTTGAATGATATGGAAAAGAAAAAGACATCATGGGGAGTATGCAAGGTTTGCAAGAAGACTATTCTTCCTGGGTGGAAGATATGCCCGGAATGTGAACCAGTGAATACAGTTTTGACTAGGCAGGCATATAAGAAAAGGATATTAAAGGAATCGAAATAGTTATACACTACTTGTCTATTGACCAATTTAGTTTCTTAGTATAAGTAGTGCTATTATTACGGCATGAAGAAAATCTCAGAGTTTTCTGACACGCAGTTGGTCAACCTTGTGGATAACCGATGGAAGTCGTCTGAGACTATTTGGAATATCGTCAATAAAGTATATGAAGAGAACCTTCGTATTTACAGGAACGATCCAGCGTGGTTGAAGACGGTGCCAGTCAAGAAGAGCAAGGTGCGAGCTAACCGCGTGTTTGTAAACATGGAGGCGGTCATTAATTCCCTTATATCGAACTTCCCCAAACCACTCATACTACCAGGCCGTGATACAACTGAAGCAAAAACTCTCGCCATACTCCAAGAAAAATATTTCCAAATAAAATATACAGAACGAAATGTAAAGGAGGCAATGCGAAAGGGACTTCGAAACCTCTACCTATCCCGCCTGATTGTATTGAAACCATTCTGGAATTCGAAACTGAATGACTTCGATGTTCGGGTAATAGATCCTCGTAAAGTGCGATTCTCAAAAACAGCTTCAAAAGAAGAAGAATCTGAGTTTGCTATTGAAGAGGTAACGGACACGTTCTCGTCTGTGTTGAAGCGCTTCCCAAGTAAGTCAAAGGAACTGCTTGAAAAGCTCGGAATGGACAGTGATGCTGATGTTTTGATAACAAATCCTGAAGTAAAGTATTTAGAGGCATGGTGTTGGGATTATGTAATTTTCAAATACGATGATCTGATTCTCGGAAAGATTCGAAACCCTTATTGGGATTGGGATGGTATCAAGATAACACCAGAAGAGGAGGTTCTTTTAGCGCAAGCAGAAGGAGATGACCGAAGAAATGTGTTATCCGGTATACGAGCGCAACAATCTACCCGTAACGTGGACAAAGAAAATCCTACCGAGGGAAAGGGAGAGATACCTGAACTCGAGGATAGCGCGGAGGACATAACGATGGGCTCTTACTTGTTTAATCACTTTGATCGTCCTCGTAAGCCATACATCTTTGCGACAATTTTTAATAACGAAAACTCTCCTATCGGACAGACAGACATGATTTCTCAGGCTGCTCCCTTGCAGGAAAACATCGACGAGACAAAGCGTGACATAACACAGAACGCGAAGCTTGTGAATGGAATCATCAAGGTTGACTCAACCGTGATGGACAAGGCAGACGCACAGCGTATGCGTTTCGAGACCGAAGGAATTATTTGGGGTAAGGGAGCTGTCGCTGGAGTGCAGCGGGAGACCGGTCCGGCACTTCCTGCCTTCGTGGTTGAAAACATGATGGACTCTCGTCGTGAAATCGACGATATCATGGCCGCATCATCTGCGTTCAAAGGTATTCGAGAGGGTCAGGAGACTCGAGGTGGCCGCTTGGCACTTATCGACCAGTCATTCTTGCGTTTGAATGAGCTTGTGCAGGTTATCGATTACGTAAACTACGAACTATTTAACTGGTTCTACCAGCTCGCAAAGGTACGCTATACCGAACATCACTTTGCAAAGTCGCTTGGAAAGAACGCTGCTACTGAAATTATCAGTCTCGTACAAGACGACTTCCTCGATGGATCTGAGGTCCGCGTGATTGGCGGGAAGACACTTCCAGAAGATAGACAATTCAAATACGAACAAGCTCAAGGAGATGTCAAGGACGGATTGCTCTCACCTGTGGATTACTTTGAAGTGGCTGGTTATGACTCACCTGCTGAAAAGGCTAAGAATCGCGTGGTGTTTGATCTCAATAAACCTTTTGCTGTCGGTATCCCTGATGAAGAGATGGCAAAGATTGCTCCTAAACCACAGGAGGAACCACCAAAATTAATGCTCAATTACACAGACCTTCCTCCTGATGGAAAGGTACAATTCGCAGCGAAAGCTGGTATCACATTGAATCCACAAATAGTTACAGCTGAATCTTCTGCAAAGCTTGCGCTTGATAATGCTCGTGTTCATGCACCTGTAGATGTCGCGCACAAGCAGATGATAATGAAAGCAACTGCGGACGCACAGAAGCCAACTAAGAAAGAGACTCTGACCTGAGCACGTCATTAAACTGTGTTATTATATTAGTAGATAAATTTAGATCAAGCGGCGTTTGTCTAGCCAGTTGGCCAAATTCAAACGAGGGCAATCAGAAATCGTATGGACTACGAAAGTAATATGGAGCTGACTAGCAGTGATCCAGTAGTTGAAAAACCAACCACTGAAACACTAAGCGAGGTAGTGCCAGAGGTAAAGATGGAAGAGACGGAGAATCCTACTCCTGAGACTCCAGAAGAAGTAAAAGCAGAGCCGACTCTATACGAGACTCCAGACGGGAGGAAAGTGGATGCCGACACTCTTCAAAGGGAATGGAAAGAAAACTTCCTTCCAGAGTTCACGAGAAAGTCACAGCGTCTCGCCGAGATTGATCGTGAAAAAGAACTTAGCAATCCTGAGAATGATATTCCAGCTTGGAAAAAAGATGATTATGTTCCAGCAAATTACGCAGAAGTTATTGAGTTGGCTAAAAAAGAAGCCATCCAAGAAATTCATAACACGTACCAAGCAGAGCAAGCCAGGGTCACCGCTGTCCAGCAAGAAGTTGATAAACAACTTGCCGAGATCAAAAAAACGGACCCGAAGCTAGATGAAAGCAGTTTGTTTGTTCATGCAAACAAATATGGATTTCACGATCTGAAAGCAGCTCATTCAAACATGGTGGACATGAAAAAGGCTCTAGTTGATGTAGAGCAGCGGACCGTGAAGAATTTGAAAACACGCGAAGCTGACCCGATATCAACAGTTCATGGAGGTGAATTGTCAGAATCATCTGGCTACGATCCAAAAGAAATGTCTCAGTTTGATGGAGCAGCAGACTATCTGGAATTCATCAAGGGAAAAAAATAAATTAATTAGAATATGCAATTCTCAGAAGCAGTAACTTCAGTAACACGAAGTTACATCGTGCCAAAAGTTTTTGATACGATCTCGAAAGGGTCACCAGTTCTCATGAAGCTCTTGCAAACTGCAAAGCCTTGGAAGACTGGCGTTTCTTACGACGTCATTATCAAATACCAGGATTCAACGAACGGTGGTAACACTGGTATCGCAGACAAGCTTGATACTGATCGCCAGAACACTCGCACAAAGATGACCTTCCAGCCAAAAATGGCTTACAAGCCAGTTGTCATCGCAAACATTGAACAGACGCTTAACCAAGGTGACGAGCAGGTTATTGACCTCCTCGAAGCTGAGTTTGATTCCCAGGCCCAGTCTCTTATGCAGGTTATGTCCACAAACTTGTGGACAGGTACTGGCGTAGGAAACTCTTGGGACTCAATCTACAACGCGGCTGACGACGGTACCAACTTCTCAACATACGGTGGCTTGTCTCGCACAACCTACACCACGTTGAACGGTTACTACCTCGCATCTGCCGGTGCTCTTACTCTTGCAAAGATGGCTACTGCATATGATGCAGTGCAGATCGGCAACGATACTCCAGACATCATCGCTACCACGAAGGCACTATGGTCAACATATGAGTCTCTCTTGCAGCCGACTGTTCGTGCTGGTTACACCCAAAATGGTTATCCTAAGATGAACGCATTCGGTATGGTGCCAACAACAGCTGCTATGGCTGGTCAGGCAGGATTCGATGTGTTGTTCTTCCGTGGAACACCAGTTGTTAAAGACGAACAGATTCCTTCAGGGAAAATGTTCTTAATTAACACGAACTACTTTGGATTTAAGGGAATTAACATCTCTGGTCTAAAGCAGGTCAACTTCAAAAAGTCCAATGACGGTGTGCCTATGGGCGTACCAGGACGTGTTCCTTCAACAAGAGGATTTAACTTCCGAGACATGATGTCACCAGTAGACCAGCTCGCGGAGGTTGGACACATCATCTACGCAGGTAACTTCATCTCGGAAAACCCAAGACTCCAAGGACAAATGGTTGGACTTACTTAGATTATTCATCCCTTTACGGTGGCCTAGATTTTACTTAGGTACGCCAGAGGGTTAAAAGATAAAAAACATGGCACAAAACATAGAAGACTTCGTACCGGTTGTAAAATACAACGGATTAAACACGGATAAGGCAGTAGTGCTAGGAAGCACGCTTGATGTTACGGGTGTGGCAACCTTCACTGCAGCACCAGCGTTTACTGCAGCACCAACTGGAGCGAGCACGTTGAGAATAGTCACTAACAGTGCATTAGTTGGAGCAACTGTTGTATTGACCGCCGCACAATGCGGACAGGCATTCAATAACCGCGCCACTAGTGGGTCTCCCTCTTGGACACTACCAACAGCTGCAAACGGACTATGGTATACGTTCACAGTGTCTAATGTTACTGCAGGATTTACAGTTACAGGTGGAACTATTGTAGCTAAGGCAAATGCTACAGGTGCAGCTATCAATGGCACTACTTTGACTCATACTCAAGGTACAGCAGTAGTTGGAGATACAATCACATTAGTTTGTGATGGTACTTCATGGAGAATGGTAGCTCAGGCTGGTGTCTTCGCAGCAGCTTAGTTATTAGTTAATCACTAAAAAATGGATGAACTTGAAACAAATCCTGAAGTTAGTGAGGAAGCGTAGGTAGATTAAAAATTAAGGGGTGTTTACCCCAAATAGCCGGAGACTAAGAATCAAAGGCTGAAAAAACAAAATGAATCAAATAACTTTTCAAGCCATCAAGAACTCAAGCACAGCTCCAGTCGTAAACGTTGGACAGCGTGCTCAAACTCCTGATGGACGTGAGTGGGTATACGTAAAGGCAGCAGAAGCTATTTCTGCAAACCAAGCTGTTGTTCCAGATGCAGTTGTCGCAGTTGACACAGTATCTTCTTCAACAGATGGACTAGGAAGGATTGTCTTCATTACAAAAGCATCTGCAGGATGGACCGTTGGCGAATTCGCAGAGGCTTGGGTATACGTTGACGACGGTACTGGCAGAGGTCAGGCTGGCCGTATCAAGACCAACACAACAGATACACTAGAAATTTATCCAGAATTTGCTTTCGCAACAGCACTTGCTGTAGCGGACTCAGACATCACTATCCGTGAGCCTTTCCGTGTGGACAAGGCAGCGATTACAAGTAAAGTGCAGGGAGCTGTTGGTATCGCGCAGATCGCGATTGCCGATGCTTCTTACGCTTGGGTTCTTACACGCGGTGTAGGACTCATACTTGCTGGTGATACGTTTGTTGTAGGCAAGTCATTCGTTACAGGTGATGATACAGAGGGAACATGTGTCGTAGGCACTACTGCAAAGGGTGCCTTCGATGAACAGTCTCTCGGTTACTGCCTCGTAGCAAACGCAGCTGTAGACGTTGCGGCTCTCGTTTGGGTTGAATTGGACGCTTAAGTCTTGCTTTTGTCTCTCTCTTCGAGGGAGACAAAGTGCAGTATTTAACTGCAATCTAGGAACGGCGAAGCTTAGATTTATTAGAAAATAACATTTATTGTTATGAATGAATCAGACTACAAGATCGTTCGAATCACGAACATCTCCGACTTTGATTTCACAGGTGAATTGGGGGCGCGCTTTGGTGGGCGTGACTTCTTCGTACCCGCCGGTGGATCATTATTAGTTCCCCTTACTGTTGGTAATCATCTTGCGACTCATCTCGCTCGACAGATACTCATTCGTAAGGCTCCTACTCGAGACCAGGGTCAAGTTGACGGAAAGGGCTCGGATAGGCCGCTATGGGATGATGCCAAAATAAGCGAGTTGAAGTCTCGCATTATGGTTGATATGTATGAAGAGGAAAAGAAAACTCCTCAATCAGAAGCAGATCGATTGGCAGCAAAAGTGGAGGAATTGAATAAAGTTGTCACACCAGAGGTAGGAGGAAATGTCGACGCTTCCAGTGTTGTACCAGTAGAAAACACAACCTCGGCGCTGACTTACCAAGACAAAGCTCAGATAATCGAAGAGCTTCGAAAGCGTGGTGTATCATTTGACGCTCGCGCGAGTAAGACAAATCTTGAACAGTTACTAACGACTTAGTGACTTGACAGGACAGCCGGGTTGTTTTAGGCAGTATAATTAATACGGGGCTTCGTAACCCCGCCCGGCTTATGGACATAAAAAAATTAGATCAAGAAAAGTTTGACACGATAAAGGAATTGACTGAGATTTCTTCTAACCTTTCGGATGCGAAAGTATTATTGATAAAGCTGAAAAAAGACACTGAGCAGTATATGGTTATCCGCGAAGGGGAAGCGGAGGCTCGAGTGCTTAAGGTTCTTGAAGAGAGTAGGAAAGCATTAGAAGAAACATCAAACAATCATAATGAGCTTACGTTATTTAATAACGAACTCAAGGCATATGCCACTGAACTAAATGGTTTCTCTAATGAAATTTCTACTCTTTTCAGTGACTTTAATGTCCGCATGAAGGAGGCTGAGAAGAATTCAGAGGAGTGGTATAAGCGTGTTTCTGACGTACTTAGAAGTGCAAAGGCAGAGCGAGCATATATCCAAGCAGACCGCGAGCTCCTTAGAATTGAGAGAGACGCAACAAATAAAGCTTCAATATTATTAATGGATCGTCAACGCACTCTCAAGGATGGCTTTGAGGAATTGAAGAAATTAAAAAATAAATCAAATTAATATGACAAGAGTAGCAGGAGAATTAATCAGAGACGCAAACAATATTCCAGTGGGGTGGAGTTCTGCAAACATAACAGGTTCAACGACAACAGTAGTCAAAATTGGTTCTGGTGTATTGCATTCTATTACATTTAACAAACCAGTGGCCACCGGTGTGTTAACAGTGTATGACAACACAGCTGGAAGTGGTACTGTTACCGGAACGATAACAACCCCAGCTTCTCCGATTCCAGTGACACTCATCTACGATATACAATTTTCTATTGGTCTTACTATAGTCTCAGCAACAGCGGCCCAGGATATAACAGTGTCCTATATATAAACATTATGGCAGACGCAATAAAAGATCAAAACCACGTTCCATCACTCCTCGCAGTGTCGTATGTCGATGGTATTACATTGGTTCCGATTGTGATTAATTCGTCTAATTCTGGCGTACAAATTGATAGAGTAAACACCGTATCGACAGCAGCCATGAATGCAGCAAGGGACGCTAATCATCGAACAACAGTGATGGGGGTTGATTCAGTTAGTGGAAACCCCATCCCATTATTCGCAAATCCCACTACTGGGGGGATATTAGTAAGTTCGGCTTAATAATAATTATAAATATATGACAGAATTTCTAAGAGATGGGAACCATATACCTGTAGCGGGAGGAGTATCTAGTACAGATGCTACAAACACGTTACCTCTCACAATAGACTCAGCCACCGGAAGACTTCTCACAAACAGTGCATCCGGAACTGGAACTGTTACTTCAGTATCAGTTACAACAGCAAATGGCCTTGCTGGAACCGTAGTTACAGCGACCACTACACCAGCAATCACTCTTTCAACAACTGTTACAGGTGTTCTTAAAGGAAATGGTACGGCGATTTCAGCCGCAGTAAACTCTGACTTGCCTGCCATGAGTGCAACTGTAGGAGGTGCTGTACCAACACCACCAAATAATACAACTACCTTCCTCCGAGGCGATGGTACTTTTGCTGCACCTTCTGGCGGTGGTGACATGGTACTTGCCTCTGCTCAAACTAACTCTGGTATCAAGACTTTCCTAGATACTACAATGAAGCTACGCAACGTAGCAAACACTTTTGATGGATATTTTGTAAACACAAACACAGCGAATAGGATTTATACACTTCAAAATCGTGCTGGCACACTCTCAGACGATAC